TTTCATGGTTTACCTGCGATTCAGGCGAGATAAGAATGAGGGTTGGGGAAGACGATTTCTTTGTAACAGCGGCAGTTCGGGAGCTCGCCAGCGTGACCGGTCATGCCGTCAAGCGTTGGAGGTCGGCCCCATTCGACAAACTTCCCTTCCATCTCTCGATGAGAATGCCGGACGTCGCCATCTTCGGCTGTACGCCAGATATAACCATTCGAGCCGATTGACAGCGCACGCGCCTGATCCAGCGCGCCGGTTGCGCGTCCAAGCTCGGTACGGGCGATAAGGTTCGCTCGTGAGCGTGACACGTCACCTGATGCAGCTATCTCTTTCGCGAATGGCTCAGCGCGGCCACCAGTCACAACGGCCTCGATGGCCTTGTTCTGAATGTCATACACCCGATCGGCGGCCTCAAGAGGCAGCGATTTGATGTACTTAATTTGCTCTGCGACGATGGATTTCATCACCTGGCCTACCGGGGCGCGGTCGACCATATTGCGCAGCTCTGCGCTGATGTTCCGGCTGTGCTGACGCCACTGCTTTTCATTCTGGCGCGCTATGTCTGCGGTGAAGTTCTCAGCTACCTTCGTCGCCCAGGGGGTGATGATTTCGCTGTAGCGCTCCAGCGCATCCATGATTTCGGTGACGCTATCGTTTGAACCATCGTAGCGCCCATTTACGATATCCCCGACCGCCCGCGCTATCTGCCGTAGGCTCGTTCGATATCGGATCTCCGCCTGGCGACTCTGGCGGTTTGTCGCCAAGTTCGCCGATGCCTGGCGGCGCTTCGTCTTCGGCATTCTCGATATCCTCGTCGGTAATGGATGCTCCGATACCAGTGACGTCAGAGTTTTCGCGCAGGTCGGTCATTGCCGCCTTACGCGTCATCAATCCGTCGCCCAGCGCGGTGCTGATCGCGGTGGTGGTGTTTACGGCCACCGTTGAGCGGTCAACGTCAGACATTTGCCATAGCGGGTTAAACTCAAACGTGAAATCGTCCGGCAGCGGCTTGCCGAGTTCAGAGCGGTGCATAATGTCCAGTATCCGGCGCATCGGCAGCCGTAAGCGTCGCTCCTGCAATGAACTCACCCGGTCGTAATAGTTGGCGAGGTCAGCATCACCAGTAGAGAAGCCTTTCGGGGATTGACCGAACAGGCGTACCAGCGGGATGCCGACGGCACCGCTGATCTGCTCAGCGAACTGCGAAAGAATGTCATCCAGACCGCTGAAGCTGTACTGGTGGGTTTCGAACTTATCCCGCGAGTCCATGAGCGTCATGCCTTCATTGCTCTGGAACTGGCGGATCAGGTCGATGTTCTTCAGCAGCGCCTCGAACGCCGGGCCGCCAAGCGCGATAAGCTCGCGCAGCTTCTCCACGCTGTAGGTACGCAGATGTGCTTTGTAGACCAGCTGCGCCGCGCCGACAGTGGCGCTGTCGAACGCAGTAAGCCGATCCCAGATACGCTCTACAACCGACATTCCCCATTCGTTTTCGGTAATCTTCTGCTGGAATGGCAGCGTCACCCCGTCGAAGCGAATCAGGCGGCTGTGATGGATGCGCCAGGATGGGATGCCTGTTGCGGTGGTCACCACGTCGTAAAACTCAGGCTTACCGAGATCTGGCCCCATCTCTTTAATGCGTCGGGTCAGGACCGGGTTAATCATCCAGCGGTCAAGCGGGAGAATGCCCTTAAACTTACCTTCGCCAATGGTTTCGAGCCGCAGCGGGGTCATTGGTGCCTGCCCCTCAATCATGATGAAGCCAACCGCGCCGCCGTAGAGACGCGACCATTTCAGCACGTCGTTCAGCGCATCCCAGATCTGCAACTCATCCAGCTGCGCTTCGAGGGTGCCACGGTCTTTGGCGTCAATCTCCGAGGTGATGCGAATGCCTTTGCGGGTCATATCGTCCGGGATAGCGTCTACCGCTTCGCCGATAACCCACGAACCGCGATATGACCATTCCACCAGCATGCGGTTGCGGCTGGTGAAGTTCGCCCGGTAGGTCGATGCTGAGTGCTGGTTAGGCGTCTGCATCCCCACGCGGGCGACAAAGTTTTCATAGCCATCAGCGGTGGCCTGCGCCGTTCGCTGAGAGGCTTGCTTGTTTCGTGCCATCAGGCTTGCCTCCCGAGCAATTCCCAAATATCCATTGTTGTATCGGTCGGCGCGAACGCCATTATGAAAGCGTCGGCAATGTTAGGTGAGGGGATATCGCGCTTAGCCAAATCTTTCTTGCTTTCAACCATAACCCTACCGTTACGATCAAAGTCTCGGTGCGGGGTCGTCAGCTCAAGCTTTAGTTTCTCCAGGTGCGGGCACGATGAATCGATACTTATCAACTCATCAACAGGATATTCCTCTCCATTTTTCACCGCGTTGAACGTATTACGAAAGCGATCAGCTACCAGCCACCATGCCTGGGCTTTCAGATTGGCAAAGAAGTCTTTATTCGGAATGCCGTTATATTCAGAATCTGGCTCGTTCACACCAGCGCCAGCATTGAAGCGTTGATAATTAACTGGTCGTGAATAAGGATTTTCACGTCGTCTGTCTTCGTTAATTTCCGAGAATTTAGCACCAGCAGAAGCGCCAACACCAATGGAGTCATAAACGATATCAGCACTTCTCTCTGTGGCTGCCTGATATGCCCGCTGGCAGCTTTTAAGAAGCTCGTCTTCTTTTGCCTTCCATTCATCAGCCCAATACACAACGGAGCCATGACGATAAACATTGGAGCACTTATCCGCACCGCTATCGGCAACGTCGAAGCCTATTCGCTTTCGTCCGTTTGGCTCAAAACCAAGCACCTTATGGGCATCTATTGCAGCCTCAATCCACGAAAGTTTAATAATTGCCGCGTCATCATCAGATTCGGGAACCCCCATATAAACGTGATCAAACCCCTCCGGATCACGACGCTTTGCAGCCGAGATAACCTTAAGCATGGTGTCTGAGAGGAATGGGTTTTCGTCGTAATTGATTTTTCGCACCAACGTATCTTCTGGTGGATCAACAACGAAATTACGCCATACAAAGTCAGTCACCAGACCAGGGTTAAAAATAAACCAGCATTCAGATCCGCTTTTACGAATGGTTGGTTCCAGTATCTTCCACTGGTATTCCGTTAGTGCATGGGCTTCTTCAAGCCACAAAACACTGATACCTTCCAGGGATTTAATTTCTTCGATATTGCGCCATAAACCGTAAAACACGAATTCTGAGCCAGTGACCCGGTTGATAATTTTATTATTCAGAATTCGGAAGCGATGCCGCAGCCCAAACCGTTCAATCTGTATTTTGAGCAGGGTATAAACCGACTCTTCGATTTTGTTCTGAATTTGACGTGCGCAACAGAAACGCAGGTTGTATTTATTTGCCAGAAAGACAGCAAACCCAGCAGCATCCCATGACTTTGACGATGAGCGCCCACCAAAAAGTACTTTATTTCGAGCCTGTGTCGTCCAGAAGTTCCTTAGAGCCGGATTCAGGGTCGGTTTGGATGTCAGAGTAGAAGTCATTAAGGTCACGATCTCCATTACCGTCATCAACGCCAGCATCACGACGAAGGCGATCCGCTTCCAGAGACACTTTGTCAGTGGAGGCGAGCCGATGCTCTATAGATGCCTTTGTGAATTCCAGCGACTCAATGCGGGCCGTGTTACGGTGCATGGCTTTTTGCGCAGATGAAATTAGCTCGTGAAGATTATTGGCGGTATCGCCATCAGCTATTTCAAGCTCAGTCTGCCAGCGGCCAATATTTTCAGCAGCGGTAAGGTTCGCCGCACGCAACCAGAAAAGCTCATCGTCGAGTGTAAGCATCTGAGCATCTTCAGTAGTAGCATCAGAAAGCAACATTCGACGACCATAGCCGCCATGCTTCAGGGCGTGCTGATTACCGGTCTGAAATGGATTGGTTGGAGGATTGGTACGCACTCCGCGTATCGGTTTCGTTTCTGGTGGATGTTCGGCTTTTGGTTGCGTACTTTTTTGCGTACGGCCAGCGCTGGCAGGCTTTTCGCTGGTACGCGCCTTACTCTTTTGCGTACCACTTTGCGTACCATTTTTGCGTACCTGCGTACCGCTATTGCGTACCCAATCAAACTTTTTAGCCCTCTTCCTGATAGCCCCTTCAGTAACGCCGTATTTATCGCCTATATCACGGAGACTAAGGACTCCGGCCCGGTATGCCGATTCGATGGCCTCCCAGTCCGGTTTTGCCATAATTTTGTCCTCGCCTTGACATTATCGAGCCACCTCTTGAAGTGGCTCTGTAATGCCTTACTTCATGAAATTATTTCATCCGGCTTTACGCAGAAAACCTTTCACTTTATGTGCATTATGAAAATGCCAATTGCGGCTTATCTCTGGGAAACTGAAATGATCCATACCGTACACTTCATGACAGATGTGACCGTCGCTTCTGTATCCAGCCTTATGGATGTTTGCCTCAAAGCGATATCAAGCCCTAACCAACCAGCCTCTGAGATCAGGATTTACATCTCTAGTAAAGGTGGAGATACCGTTGCAGGTTTTACCGCATACAACTTTCTTAAATCTCTTCCTGTAAAGGTGAAGACACATAACCTTAGTAACGTGGAATCTATAGCAAATGTTATTTTCATGGCTGGAGCTGAGCGATTTGCTAACCCTCTCTCACGATTTTTACTACATCCTTTACATTGGGGATTTGCCGCCCCACAAGCAGATCACCTCAGGCTTAGGGAATGGGCGGCATGTCTGGATGACGACTTGCAAAGATTTGTGCAGGTAATGAATATCGAGGCTCTCGCTGTAGCCCCAGATGAGCAAATTGACTGGGCTAATTTGATCACTTCTGCAACCATCATTGATCCGGGAAGGGCCACCGAGTTGGGTATAATCCAGAATGTCGAGGCTGCAACCATACCCACAGATTCGATCAGGTGGTGGGTTCTGTAACATTTTGAATCCTCCATAAGTGCGGGCTTATTGGCCCGCTTGTTTCTTTACAGCTTTCCTGATATCGGCCTTATCCCGGTTGCACTGCCCAAGAGCTGATAGCAGACTGACGTTTAAATCCAGGCTCTGGCCCCACGTCAGGTTGTCAGGGATTTTCGGTTGCGGGGTGTCAGCCGTCAGGTTTACCGGGAGCGGCACCACCGGCACCTTGACGTAAACCGTCCGCGTATTGCTGCAGCCGCTTAACTGCGCCATCAGGAACAGGACGGCGAGCACAATCATCGTTCGCAACAGCAACCTTGATATCTGCCGAGGCTCCCGATGCGTCCAGTGCGATCTGCTCTTTTGCATGCTGATTGGCCTCGGAGATGGTGTTAAAGATGGTCATGGTGGCCAGGACGTTAGAGGTCACGGTTTCAGCGGCGTTAATCTGCTGCTCTGCGGTTTCCGCTCGCGCCAGCTGCTTACTGGCGGCGTCGTGGTAATGCATGGCCAGCCAGCCAAGACAGACAATCAGGCACGCCACAACCGCGGTGATGATGGCGGTAAGGCGGCTCACTGATCTATCCCCCAGCACGCCAGCGCACTTTCCTGATCACGACGCTCAACCTGACCGTAACAGCCATTTTTCTGGCCTTTGGTCAGGCGACAATCGCGTCCGCCGTCTTTAATCCACCAGCGGATTGCTTCACAGGCCCCTTTACGGTCACCGGCGTTGATTCGCTGGTAAAAGGTGGATGGATAGCATTTTCCGGGGCCTATGTTGTAGGGGCAGAAGGATGCAATGCCTACCTTTTGCGGTGCTGTCAGTGGGACCTTGATATTCCTATCGACCCAGGCAAGCGCTTTGTCACGCTCAATCGCGTTCACTTTATTGCATTGCGCCTCGGTGGCGGTCATACCCTTCACTACACGTTTACCGTCAATAACTGTAACGCCATGGCATAGCGACCAGACTCCACCAGGATCCATGACGGCCACGAGAGCATTGCCTTCCTTCTCACTAATGAACTGGTCAAACAGCACTGGCGCTGATGCTCCAGCGGCTATCAGGGATAGCATGGCGGCGCTGAGTTTTGCTCTTGTCGATGCCATGTTAATTATCCTGTGGTGGTGCGGTGATGTAACCCTTCTTCAGGGCCTTCTCGTATGCCTTGGTCTGGCGTCTTTTGAAGTAGAGGTTGGTAAGGTAAGTGGCTATACCGATAAGAAAACCGCCAATCACTGCAACCTTGTTCCAGTCGAGGTCGTGCAACCATTGCAAAATGCCGCCTCCACAAATAAGACTGCCAGACACGCAATACGAGACTGCGGATGCGATTTTGTCAGGCATATATCGGATCATCTCTATCTCCTCGCGTATTGGCGGGAGCTGTGTGTAATGGGTCAGGCCCTCGGGACGATTTAACAAGCAGTCATGTCGATGATGGTTCCCGGAGCCTGAAATAAAAAAAGCCCGCTTTTGATAGCGGGCTAATGAGTTGACTATTTGTAAGGTAGGTGTGAGTAAGACTTATGCTCAGAGGTGAAGCTGTATCGGCTGATTCACTATCGGTCCAGGAGAACCACCGGGCATTCAGTTACTTCCCACAACTCAAAGCGTAGCAGCAGTTTGCAAAACCATAAAAAAAGGCCTGCGTTTAATGGCAGGCTCTCAAGGAATTTGAAACTTGTATTGTAGTTGTCATGGTGCCGGGTGCCTCCCGGTGACTCTACTCCAGCCAGCAAAGTCGCGCGCATACCTGCAGATAGCAGTTGGCTGGAACGCCCTTTCGCTTAGAAAGGATTCACCACAATAATAAGTTACGACTAATCCATTGTAGCGGTCAATACATCATCGCCATGAGTCCTCTCAGAACGAGGGGAAACAAAAAAGGCCACCCATTGGCGGCCTTAGAAAAGCAAAAACCCCGCCGAGGCAGGGTTTCAATGATTAATTTCGTTTGGACGGTATCTTCCACGATTAGAAGCATACAGGACAGTTTTATGCAAAGTCAACACTAACGTGCAAAAAAGTGTCGCTATTTGTTCCGATCACATCAATAAGTTGTTGCCTTCTCAAATTCTAAAGCAGCATGACGCTCCCCCTGACGCAAAGTGTCCACCAGCATTTCATAGAAGGGTTTCCAGTTGCGTGACCATGAGGACTGATGAAGGTCCGGGAGACGCTTCAGAATGGCACGGTGTACCGTCGCCGAGGAGATAGCAGAGAAGCCATTACCAGAGCAACGTTCACACGTTTTGAAAACCGGTGCGCCGCGGTCTTTAGTCGCTTTGCGGTCTAGAACCTCGCCTTTACCGCCGCAACGACAACGGGCGCTGATCGTTCCCATGCCATCGCAAGCATCACAGACCGCCGGTACAACCTCTGTTACCTCCGTCCACTGCTCCCAGTCAGACGGTCGAACAGCACGAGAGCGGCAGGCCCAGTATGGAGCTTTACCCCATGGGTACGAAACCTTGCGGGTAATCTGCTCGCGGGTTGTTCGTCCGGTACCGCTGCAGCTGTGACACGTCACGCTGGTAGCCGCCGAACGGGAATAATCAGCAAAGGCAAATTGCGCCAGCATCTGCATACACCATCCGAACTGGCCACCAGCTGCTTTGCGAACATTCTTCGGTGCGACATCCATCGCATATCGCGCCAGCGCCTGAACTGCGAGCTGTTCATCGGTTTTGCTGATTCCCGCTTTACCGAAGAACGCCGCCAGGCCGAAGCGCGCACGGCTGCTGGTGGTGCCAATCGCCGCCATTACATCTGTTCCTGTAAGGCGGTCCGGAGAGGTTCCTTTCACGTCGTCGCTGATGTGCATACCCTGAGGGCTAAAGTGTTTTAGTGATGCTTCAAGTTCCATATCTCAAACCCTCGTTACGTTGCTGGCTTCCCACTCGAGATCAAGCTCGCTTTGCGGCTTACCGACCAGGTAGTTAAATGGTTTTTTCTCGCCTTCCAGGAACTGGTGAGAGCGAGAGTCGAAATTAGCTCCGATGTCTCCGATCCACCCTTCGCCTTCTCGTTGCTTCAACAAACGAATCATTGAGGCGGGGAGATTGATCGCGGCCTGTTCGTCTTTGTCGAGGCTCTCATAACCCATACGATCCGCTTTTCTCTGCGCCAGCTCACGGGGAATGTTGCGCCAGACGGCCATAACGTTGTCGGGCATGTCGGTTAAGGCGCCAGTGCCTTTTACGTCCATCTTTCCGGTTGGAGCGGAGTCGTTTGTTTTTCTGGCGTGGGTAACCAGCAGGACGTGACAGTTATGCTCGTTCTTGAAGTCGCACAGCGTATCGATGAAGTCCTTCTGACCTGTGTAGTCTTCTTCGTCTAAGCCACATTTAGCCAGGTTATCTATGACGAACAGCTCAATGCCATAGCGGCGCCGGGCATAGGCAAAAATCTCAAGAAGCCGGTCTGCTTTGGCCGTTCCGGTAAGTTTGAATACCCAAAGGCGGTCAGAAAACCATTCGTTGGTCATAATGATTTCTTCACGTTTCGGTGAGGAAGTGCAGATGGTTTGCCGCGTGAGTCGGGCAAGCATTTTGCCTGGTTTAAGCTCCAGAGAAGCAATACACGTCCTGACGCCCTGACTCATCGCATCAATCGCGATATGTCCAACGAGCTCTGTTTTTCCATGTCCATTCACCCCATTGACGAGGGTCAGTTCACCGGCACGGAACTTAAAGTTGTTGTTCAGCGAAGCCCATGGGCTTGTAAACAGACCGGTATCCCGATGTTCGAATGCCTCGATAGTTTCCTGAAGCAAGTCCCCTGCTGAGCAAAGCTCATCGGGATCGAAGAATTTGGCGCGCTCCATGTATTCCAGAATGGAGTCGCTGTCCATGCCGTTCATCAGGCAATCGTTGATATCTTTGTGGGGAAGTTCAACCATGCGGCAACGATGTTCCCCAAGACGTCTGGCGATTTCTTTTGCAGCTTCACGGCCTACATCGTCGTTGTCCAGGCACAGCCAAATTTCCTGGAAGCGATCGAGGTTATGGTATTCATATTCAATCCACTGCTGTTTGGCACCCTTACCGCCGCCAAAGGGAACAGACAGGGCATCATAGCCAAGCTGCGTGAAGGTCATGCAGTCAATCTCCCCCTCGCACAGCACTACCAGGCGGGTATTTTTATCCAGCGCCTGCCAGCCAAACAGGCATGGTTCACAATCAGCTTCAGCCATAATTAGCTTTTTGCCGTTTGGCCGTTCGGTACCGATACGTTTTACCTGAAGCAGTTCGCCGTTCCGGATATACGGAAATGCCACGGCAGGCACCTCTCGGTTTTCGTCGTGGTACCAGACCACCGCATCTGTCACTTTAAAACGATCGGCCGTTTCACGGGTAATGCCACGTGAAGCAAGATAGTCGTAGCATTTGCTGGCCGATTTAACGCCCTTCTTCGTCGGGCGAGAGAACGTTTTTTTCTTCGCTTCGAAGTGGTGATCGTCATCTTTCAGGCCAAGAAACTCTTTCGCCTCTCGCATTGCATCGTGCAGTTGGCAATTACGCACCAGCACCCAGAGATCCAGCAGGTCACCACTGTCTCCGCTGGCAAAGTCAGCCCATGATTTTTTACCGCCGATATTGACCTTGAGGCTTTTGCCTGAGTCACCGTTCGTATTGCCAGCACACCACTCCTTCCCCTCCAGATGTCCTTTCGGAAGGAGAAACTTAGCGACGCGTTCAGCGTTATCCCATAGTTTTTCTGATAGTTCAGCTGGGCTCATAACTCACAAACTCCGTAAATCGAATTTAACAAAAAACCATCTCACAAATCCCTCGCACAGAACGCCGTGGTTATATCCGGCCACCAGCAAACGCTTGAGGAGTATTTTCATGGGCGATACCCGCCACGGTTCATGCGATCGATCGCTGACTGATTGATAAACACTTCGGCAGAGCCGTCATCAGACTTTGCGTACCACTCGTAGCGGGACTGGTCTTGTCGGGTAGGGACTTTGTTTTCCTGGGTCTCTACCAGCCACGGTTCATCGAAATGTTTATCCGGCCCGAAGAACGTCGCCGCCTGCTTGACGAACGAAGTACCGATCTTTCCCTCAGAGGCCATGAAAGCTGCGTAGCGCTTAACCCCTTCCAGCATCGTCTCTGGTTTTACGCCCTGTTTAATACGTGCGTTCCAGGCTTTGAATGCGCTTAGCTTGTTATTTCCACCGCTACGTTTTGGGTATGCCTGCCAGGCTTCTTCAAATGCAGGAGAATAATCAGTTGAAGATTTCACTTTCGGTGTGTCGGCTTCAGCCGATGCACCAAGATATTTATTCTCTGTATTAATCTTCTGTGTAGTCTCCTGGTAATCTACTGTATGAATGGATGCGGAATTTCCACATGACTGCTCGTTGGTTTTACCCATACCTGCATGCTGGTTTTCCGCATCACTGTTTGCGGAAATTCCGCATCCTTGTTTGTTGGTTTTCCCCATACCTGCATGCTGGTTTTCGCCGAGTAGAAGTTCTTCCAAGCGCTCCTGGTTTACTCTGAAATATAATTTTGCTGGGATGCCACGTTTTGCTTCTTCCAGTACGCCACAGGAAACCAGCTTTTTACGCGCTCCCTCTTGTTCGTAACGCGTTAATCCAGTCTCTTCTTCGAGATCTGACTGGGTTTTGTAGAACCAATTCCCTTCCATGCGGTTCTGCCAATAGACAATCTGTGACAATAGCAATGCACCTGTAATACCCACGCCAAGGCGAACGAAGGACCGTTGAAAGGCTATTGGACGATCAACGAGCTGTAAGAAATTGCTCACTCCACAACCCTCCTGAAATAATTTTGAAACTTCCAGACAGGCTGCATGCATTCATGCGGATAATCCTGCCTGGTGAAGTACACCTGCTGCTTATCCCGATTCCAGCCGGTGACATGCACAATCACACCGCGCGGATCGCGATAATCGATATCCAATGGCTTTATTTGGTTTTCGGTAGTGATTGGATGTGACATGTCACACCTCATTGCCCGGGTGCGGGAATAATTTTGGTTTGTCAGGTCTCAGTTCATGGGCGGGAATCCCAGTAAAGGCCGCAACATCAGGCACATGTTCCACCCCAACAACACCAACCTTTCTCCAGCGAGAGACAGAGGGTTGTTTTACACCTATAGCGCGAGCTAGAGCATTTACTCCTCCAGCAGCATCAATAGCTCTTTCAATTGCTGATTTCATTTTTTTGCTAATCCCGTTCAGTTGCTATCAAAATAATGATAGCAATTGCTATTGGAATGAGCAATAGACTTGTTTATCATGCTTGACTAGAATGTGATAGCGGAGGCTATAAATATGCAAGAGAGAACACTTAAGACGCTAGCTGAC